CTACCAGCCGGTCCGCAGCTCCGGCATCACGAGCGCCATGCCCGCCATCACCAGGGCGACGAGGAGCGCGATCATGTGCCGAGCTGCGTCTTGCCGACCGCCGGCGTCTGATTGGTCGAGCCGGCGTAGATGTTGGCCAGCATCCCGCGACGCAGGCGCATCTCATCGCTCTGCGCCCGCGCGGCGTTGGCCGCGTCGTTCGGATTTGGCGGAGCTGGTGGTTCGGGAGTTTTTGGCTGGATCACTCCAGTCTGCCGGCCGACCCACGGTCCTGCGAGGCCGGTCGCCCACTTTGACGCGAACAGCGCGCTCATGCGCGGAGCGTGCCCGAAGCGCCCGGCACAATCTAGGCTTACATCTCCGAGTACGCGGGGCGGATCCGCCGACTTCCGAGGTCGCCGCGCACGACGACGCGGCCCTCGCCGGCGCCCAGCATGCGGTATTGGTCGGCCTCACAGACGTGGCTAACCTCGTTCTTCTCCGGGGACGCCTGGTAGATGTCTGCGCCTGCCGCAGTCGCGAGCTTCTTGTAGCGGTACTCGCCCGCGAGGCCGCGGCGCAGCACCGGGCAGGCGTAGCGGTGGACCTGGTAGCCGGGCTCCCCGTCAATCAGCCGCGTCATCGCCTGGCTGTGCGCCTCGCGGCGGATCGTGAAGTCGTTCGTGTGTGCGCCCTTGGCCATCGGGAGGCCGTTCCGCCGCAGGATCAGCATGCAGGTCTCGGTCACATCGGTCTGGCTGCCGGCATCCCCAGACGGGTCGCCCGTGACCGACTCGATCGTGAAGTTCGCGCACGTGCTGTTCAGGAAGCCGCGGAGCGTGTCCGCCATCTGCTTCGCGCCCGCTCGAGCTGTCACGATTTCCCAGCGCACGCGCTGGATGCCGCGGTAGCTGCGCTGCCCAATGGTCGCCGCCGGGGTCAGTCCGAAGTCGATCCCGACGGAGAGCGGCAGGCGTGGGTCGAGCTCGAACTCGCGGACATGCAGGCCCTCCCGGAACTCGGGATAGACCGGCCGCCCCTCCTGGATGAAGCCATATTCGTTGCGGACATAGACCTTGATCCACTCCTCGGTCTTGCCGGCCATCAGGCGCGGGTAGTAATCGGGCGGCAGGTTCTGAAGGTTCTCGGCATCGGGTGAGAGCGCGGAGGGTTGCGATAGGAACTCGTAGAGCGGCTGGTGCGGCTTGAGAAGTCCCTTGGCGCGCAGCGCCTTCTCGGCCTCGCGCGTGCTTTCGAGCATTTGCGCGCCCGCCTCCGTGCTCGAGTCCTGCTCGGCGAGGATCTGCCACCAGTGCCCGACGTTCGGGCTGTTGGTGTCCATCCAGATTTGCGGCTGCACACAGCCGCCATCACGGACGGGCGGGTAGCGGCCGACGCGGGCGGTGAGTCCGTCGATCAGCGCCTTCGGCACCTCCCGCGCCTCGTTGATGAACGCGCCCGTAAGATCCATGCCGAGGACCTTGCGCACGTCCGCCTCGCGGTCGAGCGAGACGAAGATCACCTCCATGTCGAGCTTGCTGTCGCGGATGTGGTGCGTGGGCGGCCCGCGGCTCGTCCAGTGCCCCACCGTCGGCGGGATCCAGGAATGCCAGGTCTTGATCGTCGTGGTCTGGAGCTCGGGATAGGTGTTGCGGATGATGGCGTAGCGCGAATGCTTGCGTTTGTCCTTCTGCACGACCTGCTTGTTGGCGTGCATCAGGACCTTGACCGAGCCGCCCGAGGTCTTGCCTGAGCCGAAGGGCCCGCGGATGCCAACGACGAACGCCTCGCTTTTGAGGAATGCGTCGACGGTGCGCCCCGGGCTCACGTACTCGTAGGCGACCGGCATCGACTAAGGGGGCCTGCGGCCAGGCAGACCGATGAGCGGGTTACGGCGCTCACGCGCGCGCCAGCGGTCCTGCTGTTCTTTCAGCTCGGCGACCGTCTGCGGCGGGAGCGCCTCGACCATCTCGGCCGTCACCGGGTGCAGCCGCAACTCAGCGTCGAAGAACAGCAACGTTCCGCAGTTGACGCACATGGTGAGATCGTGCGGCCGCGGCATTCCCCGGTTCTTGGGGTCCGATGTCGAGTTGAGGAGGTGCGCGCAGCCTGGGCAGATTCCCGGCCGGTGCTGGTAGCTCCTCGCCTTCGGGGGGTAGCGGAACGTCATTTGCCCGACAGCCGGATCGAGAGGTGCAGCACGTCATCCTCGCCCGGCGTTTTCGTCGCGGTCTTGTGCATGCCGAGGATGCTCATGCACTGCTCGAGCGCCCTGCCCTTGTCCCAGGTCTTCACCTTGCGCACGAGCCCCACGGCGACGCGCTCCTCACCCTTGCCGGCGTAGACCTCCTCCGTCTCGAGGCTCGAGAGGAGCGCCGCCGCGTCGTCGTCGAGCTCGTGCGGCAGCTTCAGCGATCCGTCCTCGTTGTAGAGCCGCCGCCGGTCGCCGTAGGCGATCCGCGCGATCTCCTGCTGCGTGCGCTCGACGGTGATACCCAGGCGACGCGAGGTCGCGGCCATCAGCTCGGCCACCCGGGCCTGGATGTCAGCCTTAGACAACAATCGTGACCCCTGCTGTTTCGCTGTGTGCTTGGAATAGCCGGAACGCACCGCCGCCTGCGTCGCGTTGAAGTCCACCACGTACTCCTCGGCGAAGCGGGCCCGCCGGTCCGCATCCGGCTTCGGGGGCTTACGCTTCCTCACAGCTTCGCCCGGCGGGCGTGTCGCCGCGCGACGTAGTGCGGGAGTGCGCTGACGCGCTGGCCCTGACTGTGCGCGACGAAGCGCTTCGCTACTCTCTTTGGGATCCCGAGTGTCGAGCGACCCTCAGCGGCCGCGTGCATGGCGGCGTTCTGCGCTTGCGACAGCATCGGCATCAGCGCACGCCCTTGGGGGCGGCGGGAGTCGGGCTGGCCTCGCCCTTCTCCCCCATGGTCACACCACCAGGACCTGCCCCAGGCCCATCACCGTCCGGGCATACGGGGTTCCCTGCCTCAAGGCCCCGAGCAGCCAACCTTGGCGGATTCATAACCCCACCCTCTCCGTGTATCCCGTCACACGTACTCAGGACCCGCGGTGCTCCGCGGCCCTGTGACGGCCCGCGGCCGCCATGTGCGCCATGCCCTTCGCGCCGTACTTCCGCCTGCCCAGGTACGCTGCGAGCGCTGGCGACTTCCCCGACGCGACCATTGCGGCGAAGCGACCGCCGCCACCAGGTGCCATTCGACTCATCGATTCACTCCTCCTGCGGCATACTCATCTGGCTCTCATGGACCGGCGCGTTGCCCACGCCGCCCGCGAGCGTTGGGCCTGTCAGCCGGTGCCGCCGCCAGCTCTGGCCCGTGATCCCGCTATACGCATCCAGCGCCTCGACCGCAAGTTTTCGCAGGTCATCGACCGAGACCGGCCGCTTGTACCGGTGATCCCACTCAGCGACCGTAATCACCTCAAGGCCCGCGCGCAGTGCTTCCACCGCGAGCCCGAGCTTGCGGTTGCCCTCCTTCATGTGAAGCGCCTCTTCGCGCGCCGCCTCGAGCGGATCCGGCAGCCCGAGCCGCGGCTTCTCGCCCTTTGCCAGCGGCTTGCCGCCCTTGCGCAGCGAATAGGGGCGCGGCTTCCCGGGTGCGTCGTCCTCCTCCACCTCCTCGGCTGGCGGAGGGCCAAATCGCTCGAAGGGGCTTTCCGGCGGCACGGGCGCGCGCGGTCTCACGTCTGGGGCGCTCCGTGTCGCCACGGGTGCCGGTCGTCTCGCGATGCGACGCTTTCGTTTCACCGCCGGCGCCTTTCGTCTCGGCCCGGGCTCCTGCTCGGTCATGCCGAAATCCCCGGCTGTCGCCTTGGTGGCCATCAGGATCCGGCCCCCGCGAGGAAGTCCTTACGCGGCACGCCGCGTGGGCCCTTGGTCCGCTTCGCGAGCGCACGGCGCGTCTTGTCGAATCGCGGGTCCTTCGGCGGCTTCGCCTGGTGGCCGAGGAGTTCCATGCAGCGCTCCGTGAGCGCCATCGCGAGGTCGTAGCTCTGGCCGCGGTTCGCGAGGCGCCCGAGGATCTCGAGGTCGTCTGGCCAGCGCATCGAGGCCTGGATCCGCAGCCGCTCACAAGCCTGCATGAGGCCGAACATCACCTGCTCGCGCACGGACTCCGGGTGCTTCACTGCCGCACACCGGGATCGGTATCGAGCTCCCCGCAGGTCCACGTGGGCTCGATCGAGGGGAACATGCTGGTGAACTGCACGCTCGGCATCTCTCCTGGTGCCTTCGGCGGGCGCGGGAGCGGCAGCACCACCGGGGGGTTTCGCCGGCAGACGAGCTGGAGCGTCCCGAACTGCTCGACCAGCGCGGAGTGGCGGCACTCCCGGCACAGCCCTCGCTCACTCATGACCGCATCCGTTTCACGTCCTCGCGACGCAAGAGTTTCACGCGCACCCCGTAGAGCTCCTCGACGAGCCGCAGCTTAACTCGCGCGGTTTCGGTTAGGAAGCCCTTGGTGTCCTCGAACACGAGCGGCGCGCCTTCGGCGAAGGCCTTGTAGGCAACCGCGAAGTCGCAGCGGTAGGTCACGCCGCCCGCAAGCTCGAACGGTACCTGGCGCAGGAAGTACGCCACCGCGCCGCTCGCACGCAGTGCCTTGAGTTCGAGGTACCGGTCCGCCTCGAGCCGCGAGGCGAAGCGCCTGCCGTCCTCCCGGACTGCCCGGTTGCCCATCTTCGACCGTCGCTCAGCCGCGCACGCTTCGCCGAGGGTGCGCGCCTCGGCCGGTGTGACGACCAAGCGCGTCTCGCCGTCAACCGTGCGCATAACTTTCGCGCCCGGCATTCGGTTCGTCAGCACCTCCGTCCAGGCCTTGCGCTCGCGCGGCTTCATCCGGTCCGCCTCCCCTCAAAACGCTTTGTTGTTGTTGTAGGAATCTTAAGACTGGCTCTTATCCTCAGGCTGCTACCAGCATTCGCACACCCTGTCCACATGATATCCACAGACTTACCCACAGCCCAAACGCGACAGGGCGGTCGCTGTCGGTCAATGCCTACAGACGACATGGCTTGTCCGATAGCGTCCGATTAAGGTATGATCTGGCGACAAGTCCCGCAAACTCTCGCGGAGTCAATGCGGGCATCCTGGGGCGCCCGGCCGGTCAGATCACCGAGCCGGGCGCTCTCTCAACTTTCGGTCTGTGGTAGGTCTCGCGCGCCTCGAGCCCGAGGTAGCCTAGCACCTTGGGGCCTGGTCGCTTGCGGCCGGACAGGACCATCCCGAGGAACTGTCCCGAGACGCCGATCTCCCGCCCGAGCGCCGCGAGCGCGCCGCGGCGGATGCCGCGCTCTTTGAGCGTCCGCCGCAGTTTCCGCTGTACGATGTTCACGGCGTGAGAATATGCTCGGGAACCGCTGCGGTCCACTATTGACAATCGTAACCCCACAGGTTCAGAGTTTCGGCCGTCCGATCCACACACACCGAGGGGAATCCGATGCCACGCCGATACGACGAGAAAGGTAATCTGCTTGCACGCTCGAGCCGCGCGCCGCGTCAGGCCGCCCGAGCGCCTGCGCCAGCACCCGTTGCCACGATGAAGCCCAAGACCATCGACGAGATCAACGAGCTCTTCCGCGCGGCCGCTCGCGGCGCGCGCATCCGGGCGCTCGCCTACCTGCACGAGGAGGAGATGGCGGCCTTGCGCGTGCGCAGGCGCGTCAGGTGAGGCGCTGCGTGCATGGGCACGACCTCGACGCGGTGCGCTGTCTGGCGTGCCGCGTCGAGGCCCTGCGGGGCTTTCGCCTCGGTACCATCACGATCGCGGACGATGAGTTGCCGCGGTCGCTGGAGGCGGTGCGCCACATTCAGGCGAGCATCGCCCGCGCGTTCCAAGTGCCCGCACACCTTCTGCGCGCCGAGGTGCCGGCGACTCAGCGCTGCTGGCAGTGCGCGGCGCTCGGCGTCGTCACCCAGTGTGTGCCGGGCGAGATTTACTGCGAGCCGCATCGGCTCGCCGTCGAGCGCGCGGTGGCCGAGTCATGAGCCGCCAGCGCACACCACCGCTCATCCAGCGCGCCGAGCTCGCGTGGGAGTGGCCGGAGATCGTCTGCGTGCTCCTCTGGAAGCTGAAGCCCCTGGGCTGCACCGTTACCCACCGCGACCTCAATCGCCTCCCGCGCGACCGTGTGCTGATCGAGAAGCGGACCTGGGAGCGCATCACCTACCGCTGGGGAACGTGGGCCGAGGCTGAGGCCGCCGCTCGCGCCGAGCGCGCCGAGTCTGGTCAGAAGGCTGGGCTCGAGGAGGCGCAGGGACGCTGGCAGAAACTCGCCGGCGTGATCCTCTGGAAGTGGTGCAAGACCGGGACGACAGCGCTCTCCGGGCTCGACCAGGACGCGGTGCCGCCGCACCTGGTGCTGCTGCAGCGCGGCTACCGCAACGGCATCGAGTTTCTGTGGGTGACGCGCGCGGAGGCCGCGCGCCTCGAGCGCATCGCCCGCGAGCATGACAACCGACGGATCGTCGAGGCAGTGCGGAGGCACTGATGGGCGAGCACTTCAGGACCACCCGGCGCAAGGAGATCGTGGGGCGCGCCCTCATGCAGGGACAGCAGGGTCACTGGTGGGACTTCACACTCGTGTGCGGGCACCACGTGCGCCGGCTTTCGACCCCCAGTTCCGACAAACAGCGCTGGGCGATGTGCTGGAATTGTCCGCCTACCGTAAGCGGCGGAAGCCCGCTCGCCGCGGCGCGCGTCCTCGGAGGAAGCTAACATGCCTATCGATCCGGTGGCATGAGACCGTATGGACAGCGTGGAAAAATCAAGATGCCGGGCTACCGCCGCGATCCGGCCGGTAAGCCTCTCTGCCGTTGGTGCGATGCTCCGGTGCCGAAGGGACGGCGCACCTGGTGCAGCCAGAAGTGCGTTGATGAGTGGCGCGAGCGCGGCGACTGGAACTACATTCGCCGTCGCATCGAGGAGCGGGACAAGGTTTGCCGCGAGTGCGGAGGCTGCCGTCCCAAGCGCCAGCGTTCACACCACGCCGAGCACCCGACGCTCTACCGGATGGCGATGTTCCCGCACCGCCTGCGCGACGAGCTGTGGGGACCGTTCTGTCCGGTCAAGTTCGGCTTCGAGGTCGATCACATTGTGGCGTGCGAGGACGGCGGCACCGATGACCCGGCGAACCTTCGGCTGCTTTGCATCCCGTGCCATCAGGCCAACACCGCGCGGCAGCGGCGAGAGAAAGCCGAGCGCCGCCGTGGGCAGCAGAGGCTAATCGCATGAGCAATGCTCACCACACATCGGAACAGCGCCTCTTGCCTGGGGTGCTCGACGCTTGCTGCGGGCCACGCATGATGTGGTTCGACAGCAAGGACCGGCGCGCCCTGTTCATGGACAAGCGGCAGGAGACGCACCCGATGGCCGGCTGTGGTGTTCCAGGCAGAGCGGATGTGGTGATCGCGCCGGATGTGGTAGCCGACTTCACCGACATGCCGTTCCCCAACGAGTCGTTCTACCTGGTGGTGTTCGACCCGCCGCACATCAAGGCGAGCCGAGCCGGCAAGCGCGGCCGCTTCAAAAAGATTTACGGCGTGCTGCCGAATGACTGGAAGGCGCTCCTGCGAGAAGGGTTCGCGGAGTGTTTCCGCGTGCTGAGGCCTCACGGCATGCTAGTGTTCAAGTGGTCGGAGCACTGTTACCCGCTGGCTGATGTGCTCGAGCTGACTCCAGAAAAGCCCCTGTTCGGCCATCGCACGACGCGCTCGACACACTGGTACGTGTTCATGAAGGAGGCAGCATGAGCGCAGACGTGGTCACCTCAAATCCGGTGGTGCAAGCTGCGTTGGTGCGCGAATTAGGTGTGATGGCCCACGGCCTTGAGTCGGTGGCCGACGACGGCAACGAGCATTCTGAGGTCAAGCTGCTGAAGGCCGCTGCCACGTTGTTGAATGCACAGCAGGATGAGATCGATCGATTAAAGCAATTACGAGATTGGGCTGTTCAGGAGCTTCAGCGCTGTGATACCGCTGGTTATGCGAAGCATATCGCGGAAGTCCTCAGCGAAGCCGCACCACGGGACGAGACGAAAGGGAGTCCATGAAGATCGAATACGGCTCCGGCGTCACCGAGTACGGCCCCGGAGTGGACATCGAGCTAACTGGCGATGAAGTCGCCGTAGCGATTGACGCCTATCTGGTCGCCCACGGTGTTCACGTCAGCGGGCCACGCACCGTGACGGTGAATAGCGAGCTTTGCGTCTCAGGGCGTGTGTACGTCGATCCTGAGGGCTTCGTCATCAGCCCGGACGGCCAGAAATATAACGGCAGAGGCGCTGAGAACGGGTCCGAGGAGCATCGCTGATGGCGAAAGTGAACGAGCCAATCGAGGAGTTCTTTATCGTCGCTTCCAAGGACGTGAGCGGCGATATAGACGACCTCAAGGATACCTGCGGGTGGTACGCATCATCGGACGATGCGCTGTCTGAGGCTGCGGTAACTGCCAATCCTGGCGATGACGGCGAAGGCTTCCCCCAAGTCGTCTATCGGGTCCAGAAGTTCGTAGAGGTCCTGTGAGCGAGTCCGAGGGTACGACATGAGAATCAAACTGACACGCGCCCAGGTGCGTCAGCTCAAGCCTTACATGGAGTGGTTGCGCGCACAGCCGCGGCAGGAATACGGGCCGATGCTCGTCGCTCAGATAGCCCACGAGTACCCGGACGAAATGCGGGTAGGCGTCATCCCCGCCAAGAAAGCGAGAGCTTTCGTCAATACCGCCAACGACAAGGTGTTAGCTGCTGTGGGCAAGGATGGTGGTACGTGAAAACCGCAGCCGTGAATTTGTATCTGTCCGGCGTGTTCACTGCTTTCGCGGCTATCCATTCAAGGATGGGAGACGGCTGGATTGCTGATGTGGCGTTCGCCTTTCTCACCGGTGCAGTGGGACTTCTTGTGATGTCGCAGGGTTACGGCAAGAGTGCAGGCACATGACCGATGAGAAACTATTCGCCGCCGGAGACCGGGCGCTCTACGACATGGGGCCTGGGAAACTGCGGCCATGTGAGATCGTCTACGTCGGCAGGCGCTGGAGCAAGTACGGAGCCGGGTACGGTAATCACTACTACTGCATCGTGCCTGAGCTTGAGGACGGCAAAAAGCTAAAGCAGCGCACAGTGAGCGCTAGGTTTCTCAGACGCGCTGATAAATCCACAGCGGAGCATGGCAAGTGAACACGCCGAAGGAGTTCGAGGACTGGTTCTCTAACAATCACCCGTGGGACTGGTTCAAAGACGAGCTTGGCGATCCGGTCCCCACGTCCATGCGCATTCGGCTATGGGAATGGGCTCGCGCCGCTTGGACTCAGACAGAGTCTCGCATCAACGAGAGACGCGGTCATAGTGCGAGCGGTGAGCATGGCTAAAGACACGGTGCGACACCTATTGGATGAGGTCGAGGAGCTGAAGCGGCGTGTGCGCGATCTGGAGCAGCGCCCTGTTACCTACCAACCGGTCTACGGCCCTCATGGTATACCGACGGGGCCGCCACAGCAGGACGGAAAGTGCGTTGTATGCGGAGGCGCGCACGGAGGATTGGCTTGCCCTCACTTAGAGCCGAGGTGCTGACAATGGAACAGCACGCCCGCACTCCACAAACGAAGACGCCACCCATTACGGTGGCGCTTCTGAGCTAGAACGGTAGTACCAGTTGCTCTCCTCGATGATCAGTCGAGGCTCAGGACTGAATCTAAGCTAACTTCTAGCCTGCGAGGATTTTACCCGTGACGACGACATACAGCAACGCTCACCTGATAGGGCTGGTTTCGCTGACAGGTGGCATACGTTGTAAACGCTGTTGCGAGCAGCGACGCGCTGACAGCGCAGACGGTTAGCATGGTGGGTGCCAAGCAGAAGCCGCTATCGGCCGAGATGCACGCGGCGATCGACCTCATGATGCGCACGGATGGGTCGCTCTACCGCTACCCTGGCGGGATGTGGGCTACCGAGCGCGGCAAGAACTGGGGCGGGGATGCCTTCGGCACCCCAACGGTCAAGGCGCTGATCGCGCGCGGCATCTGCTCCTGGTCAGACTGGAAAGTCGGTCCCCTCGGGCGCTTCCCGGTGCGCGCCACGCTCGCCTCGAAGCTGGACGCGACGGTCGCGCCCATCTTCCATCAGCGGCAGTAGGTCACACCGGATCGGGCACTGAGTCCGGGTCGAGGAGCCAGGCGTAGTTCTGCGCGTGGTGCCAGCTACCCGGGTTGTCGGGGATCGCTGGATTGGCCGGGATCTCGACCAGGTTGCTGAGGGGCGCGTAGCCGCCTCCGAAGGGCACTTTGGGCACCAGGTCCTTTTCGTAGGCGTATCCCGCGAGGTCGCGGATCGCCGCACTGGCGGCCCCTGAGAAAGCCGTATCGCCTGGGCGAGGCGATGCAAGGAGCCGCGCCGCGACCTGCTCCGGGTGCATCGAGGCGAGATCATAGGCTGCATAGGTGGCGAGCGGCGCCCCGAGGGAGTGACCGGCGACGGTGATGTGGCGCCCGGCCGCCACCTCGAGCACGCCAGCGGCGAGCGGCTCTTCGGTCCCCGCTGCGGTCAGAAGGCGCGCCGAGTCGTAGATGTTCCAGAAACCGGCGTGCACGTGGCCCGTGATCGGGTGCGCAACAAGCGCCGCCTCGGCGTCCTTCGCCCACTCGATCGCGCGCTCCGTGCCGCGGAACACCAGCGCACACTCGGCGTCATTCGCCGCCAGGAAGCCATAGAACACCCGCTGGCGCCCGAAGGAGGCGAGCTGGTCGACGGCCGTGATGTGCGCGAGGAGGGTGTAGCCCAAGGCCCCGAGGCGCGGATCCGCCCCGGGGCTCAGGTCGGTGGGATCGCGCTCGAACGTGTCCTCCGCCGCCCAGGCGAGGACCGCGTAGCGCGCATCGGCCTTCACCGGCGCGACTCAGTCGCCGCCGGGCTGCACCACGGCCGGCGTCGCACCCGCGGTCGCGGTCGGCGTCGGGTAGAGCGCGCAGACGGCCAGCACGGCGTTGCCGACGTTGTTGAGCGCGGCGGTGGCCGCCTGCCCGAGCAGCGTCGAGTTGAGGCCCTGCGCCACGACCGCCGGGAGACCCCCGAGGATGGCGAGCGACTGACTGATCGCGAGCGCCTCGGCGGGGTCGGTGATCTTGGTCGCGAGCGCCGTGTTGAGGTCGGCGAGCGCTGCCGCGCCGCCGCCGGCGTTGTACTTCTGGGCGGCGGTTACGATCGCCGCGAGCTCCGCGGCGCGCGCGGCCTGCTTGGCGGGATCGCCGCCCGCGCCGGAGCGGATGAAGCTACCGGCCAGGATGGTGACGAGGGGCTGCTCGAGGAACGCGGTTACTGCTGCGGAAGCCATTAGGGCACCTTCGCCGGCGGTGCCGGCTGCGTAGGAGGGACCGGCGGTTGCGCCGGAGGGTTGTCCGACCCGTCCGGACGATGCCGGGCGAACCAGAAGTTAGCCATCAGCACGAGGATCGTGCCGAGGATATTCGTGAGTCCGATGATGAGGTCGTGGTGCGCACTCACCTGGGGCGCCACGGGCTTGAAGAGGAGGGCGAAGATCAGGCCAACGAAGGCGACCAGCGTCGTCAGCGTGAGGACGTACTGCGCGCAGGCCGTGAGACGCTCGGTGCTCATCATGGGAGGATCGCTCGCGTATATACGGTGAGAAGCCGGTCCATCCAGGTGTACTCGAACACGTCCTCTTTGGCGTCGAGCTGAGCATAAGCAACGCCGCGGTAGGCTGCAAATTTCTTAACCTGCAGGGTTCCGGCGGCCTGCGCGGCGCGCAGCGTCCCGGGTCCGATGAGCCCGTCGGCCGGCACGCCGAGCGCCTGCTGGAGCGTGATCGCCGCCCGGTGCTGGCCCTCGTTCACCGCCGTATCGAAAGCACAGAGCGCCAGCGGCCAGGGGAGTGAGTCACCTTGGACTTCGGTCCACTCGTTGAGCCGGTAGAGCGTCGCCGCCTGGGATTGCGTAAGGTCTGCGACGCTCGCCGGAAGGGTGAGTTCCGGGTGGGCGGCGCGGTTCGCCTCGAGGTAGTGCTGGGTGACCCCGAAGTTGGTCGCGCCGCCTGGATCGGCGGGGTTATCGACGTAGCCTCCCTCGAGGGTGATGACGAAGGAGATGATGTCGTCGCGGGTCATCGTTTTCCCTTGCGCGGCGGGAGGAGCCTGCGGCACTTAGCCCAGTCGAGAAGCGTGTGCACGCCGAGCGCTACGAGCGCGCCGATCGACACGATGCGCGCGTAGATGTCCTCGTACCGCACGGGCCTAGCAGAAGCAGCCCATCAGAAGCCTCCCTCGTTCCAGATGGTCACGGTGCGAAGGCTGATGGTGTCGGCGGCCCCGTTGATCGTTTCCTGCACCGTAATCGTGCCAGCGCTCACGGTGACGGACCTCGAGCCCTGCGCGACCAATGGGTTCTGCCCATTCTGCGTGAGGGATGCCTCGTAGCTCTGAGTGTTGGTGCCCGTCGCGTAGCACTCACACTCGAAAACGAAGTCGCCCGCCACCGCGCCCGTGGTGAACCCGGCGACGGCCGAGCCGTCGAGGTTCACGGTGATGTTCTTGGTGCCGGCCGTGCCAGTCATCGTGCCCACGATGCGGATGCGGAAGTTCTTGACGGAGGTGTTGAAGTCCGCGCCGATCGCGCCCGTGTAGGTCTTGACCGTCGTCGCGCCGAGCACGCCGGTATTCGTGATGAAGGTGGCATCCACCGGCTGGCGCAGCGGCGCCGTCCAAGTGCCCTGGCGCGTGAACTCGCTCGTGCCACCGTAGAGCAGCACATTGGTCCCGTTGCCCGAGAAGTTAGCGCTGGTCCCGTTGTCGTTCCAATTGGAAGCGGAGCGCAGGCGCAAGCCCGCGGTCGCGTTGCTGGTGAGGGCGCTGAAATTACAGTTGGCCCGCGAGGCACAGATGATATCGATGCCCACGGCGCAGTTATTGATGCCCGTATAGTCCACGTGGCCGGTGGCGTTCTCCTGGAGCAGGATGCCCGCCTGCGAGCAGCCCGTGATGTAGGGGCCAACGTTCGCCTGGCCGGCGTTGCCGCTCGTCGCCGTGGTCGTGCAGTTGTAGCCGATCGTGTGCGTCTCGCCCGAGATGCAGGTGATGCCGACGACGCCGCCCGTGATCTTGCCCGCCTGGCCGTAATAGATCCGGCCCTGCTGCTCCTTCACCGCGTTATCGACGTTGTTGAACTGCACGTTGCTTGAGAGGTAGACCTCGCTGAACTCCTGCGCGACGACGCCATAGCAGCTGCCGGCATTCGCGAAGTTCTGAACGAGGAGGTCCTGCAGAAGCAGCGTGTTATTGCCGTTGCAGTTGATGGCGAACGCACCGGCGGCGGCGCCAGTGCCGTCGAGGATCGTCTGGGGCGTGAAGGGCAGCGTCCCGGGCTTGCCCTTGAACTGGATATAATTCTGCGACTGCAATCCTGCTGGGATCGTGATGGCCGGCAGGGTGAAAGTGCCGCCACCTGGGTTGCTGATCGTCCAGGTGCCCGCAAGGACCGGGCCATAGAAGGCCAGCATCGAGAAGGCGTGCGCCAGCGTGAGCATCGGCTGCGAATCGCTGAGGCCGTCGTTTGCATCACTCCCGGTCGTCTCCACGAAGAGCGTGTTGGTCTGCGAGGCGCTCGGGCTCAAGTAGAAGGACACGCCTCCTCGCGTGATGATCGCCTGACTCACCGCCTTGCGTGCCTGGTGCAGGTTCGGCACGCTCGAGGAGGTGAGATAGGTGCCCGCGCCCCACACCGGCGAGCCGCCCGCCTGGAGCGACTGAGCGCACGCGGCGCTGACGGCGACCGTCATGTCGGTCACGCCGGGAGCGGTATTGGTTCCGTAGCGGTCGATGACGCCGGGCAGGAAGATCCCGTTGACGATGGTCAGCGATGCTGCGCTCTCCGCTGGCGTGATCGGGTAGGGCGTCGAGGCGAGCAGGAAGGCGTTGAACGCCGCCTGCGTCAGTGCGGTCGTCGGGAGGAGACCGATCTGGAGGTTCCCGCTTGCATCGAAGTAGGGCGTCCCGCCGCCCGTGCCGTTGAGGGAGCGCGCGACGGCGGTAGGCAGGTTGACGAGCGGGTTCGAGTCGCTGTCGGGCGCGACCATGGCGCGGTTGAGCTGGTCCTCCAGCCGCTGCACCATCTGCGTGAGGCGGTCGAGGTTCTGCTGGAGCGCGGCGCTCGGGAACTGCTGGTTCTGGACGTACTGGGTTTGCTGGGTCTGCACCGGGTTCACGAACACCTGGAGGGTGTAGCCCGCCGGGAACGGCGAGGTGAGACCTCCGCCCGTCTGCGTCGCGAGCTGCCATTTGGGCGGGGAGTCCGAACTCGCGGGCGCCAGCGTGTAGTTGCTGTTGAGCGTGAGCGTTACCGGCGGCAGGCCGCTCGAGACCGGGGGCGTCAGGATCGCCTCGAAGTCCGTCGCGAGGTAGGCCTGGACGGGTACCTGGAAGAGCGTGGTTACGCCGTCGCACAGTGCCGTGACGCGCGGCTGCGTTGTCCCGATGGTCATTCGGTGCTCGCTTTCACCTTCTCCGGTGGCAGGCCCATCCAGTCCCCGACCTTCTGCTCGAGCATGTTGGTGGCCCGGCGAAGGTACCAGATTTGATTCGCAGGCATGAGCCGGCGCAGGCGATGGAGGTCGCTGCGGCTGAACTGGGGGAGCGGCCGCCCGCCCGCCTGCGCCGCCGGCCCCTGGATCGCGCCGCGCACCTTGGCCGGCAGGCGCAGGTCCCAGAGGTCCACCGCGGCGCCTAGCACGGGGCCGCCGAGCGTCTCCCAGGTCTGCCGGTCGCCCCAGCGCGAGAACGACGGCTCCCCGAGCGCCCAGAGCGACGGGTAGAAATACTCCCCGAACCAGCCGAGGAGGTTCGACTTGTCCAGCACCTCGAGCGCGAAGCGCTGCGGGTCCTTCTCGATCGGCTGGCCGCTCACGAGCTGCTTGGCGGCATAGACGAGGGCCCCCGAGGCGATGAGGGAGGCGAGACCCTGCACCGCGCGCAGGTCACCGTGCGCGATGCCCTGGGCGAGCGGCGTGACGACCTTACGTACCGCGACCGCACCAAAGGTCTTGAACTGGAAGAGGGCCTTGCCCCACTCCTGGCTCGTCCAGAGCGGTGTGTCACCCTTGGAGGGCGTGAGCGTCGCGGCCTCGGCGTGCTTGTCGACCGCCGCGATGAAGGCGCGCGCGGCCTCCTGGTCCTTCCACTGGTCGGGCATGCCGAACCGCAGGCCATTCACGTCGACGCCGTGCTCGCGCGTCTCGGCGCCGATGCGGCGCAGGAGGTCCTCCCCGAGGCCCGCCTGGTTCAGACGGGTGAGCTCCATGTCGGAGAGACGCTCGCCGGCAGCGACGCGCTCCGCCGACCGGACGAACTCGTGCTGCGCGACGGCGCCGCCGAGTGCCTTGATGGTCGAGATCCATGGCGTCTCGAGGGTCGCGATTGTGAAGGCGCGCGTCCCGCGGTTGAGGAGGCGCTGCGTGGGATAGGCGCTCTCGGCGCCGAATTCCCCGAGCTGGGCCGCCGTCGTGTTGTGGATCATGTCGAGCGCGTTACCGAAGGCCTGCTGCTGGTCCCGGTTGAGCTTCAGCGCCTCGAAATCGGTCGCGAGCTTCGCGGCGGCGGCGAACGTGTTACCGAGGCCGTGTCGCATGATGACGTTGGCGACGTCCGGGAAGTGTGAGAGCGTCGCGGTGCCGAGGAGCCGGAACACGTTGACACTGCGCCCGATGCGCATAGCCCGCCAGATCCAGGACGAGGGGTCGCCAGGCGCGCCGTAGATGCCATACATGCGGTCCCGCATCGCCCCGAGGTCCCGTATATCGGCCTTTAAACGGTCGTTGAGCTTATTCGCCCCGTCGTTGTCGCCGGAGGCGAGCTTGCGCTGGATCAGCACGTTGTACTCATCGCCAATGCGCTCGAAGGCCTGCTGCATGCTCCGATCGCCGAAGCGTTTCGTGACCTCGACCTGCGGGGCGAGCGTGTGCAGGTAGGCGTGGCTCAGGCGGTCGATGTCGTTGACCAGGTACTTCTCGAGGTCCACGTCGGGGAGCAGGAGCTGCCGGGCCTGCAGGCGGCCGGACTGCGGAACGATGTCCTTGAACACCGTGTCGTTGAGGTCGAGGAGGCCGAGCTCCGAGCCCATGAGGTTGCGCGTCACCTTGTGGGCGATGTCGTCGGCCTCGGCGTAATCGACGCCCTGGTTGTGGAAGGCGTCGCGGAGCATCTGGTGGAAGTTCACGCGATCGGCCCGGATCGCCGCCCGGTCGTATTGGCGCATGAGGTAACTCTCGGCCGTGCCCTGGAGGAGATCCCCTTGCGTGGGCATCAACCCGAGACGCTGCGCCTCGACCTTCAGCGGATCAAACACGAGGCGGCGGGTCTCACGCGCGGCCTCAGCGACCTCGGGCACCTGGTGCTTGTCGCCGCGGCGCATCGCGGCCGAGACCTCCTCGTTCCATGTGCGCTTATCGAGGCGCGCGGGCTCGCCCGGCTTCACGTCCCGGGCGTTGTAGTCCCGGAAGGCACTCTCGCGCGCGCGGAAACCCTCGAGCCAGCGGCCCTCCCAGCGCTTTAGCAGCAACTCGACGGACGTCGGCGTCGGAAGTCCCGCCGGCCGCTCGGCACTCGGGACGTTCATTTCCAGCATCTCGGGCGTCTCGGCGAGCTCGATCGCGACGCGGCGCGCCTCTATCGAAGGCGAGAACAGGAGCCGCGAGCCCGGCGCGAACCAGCCGAGCGCCCGCCCAAGCACGCGACCGCCGCGGGCGAGCGAGAGGTCCTTGAGCGTGAGGTCGGCGGCCTGCTTCGCGCCGGCGGTCGACTCCCCGGGAGCCGCGGTGACAGGAGGTGACGGCTGCGCACCAACGGGAGCGGGAGGTGCCTCCGAGAGCGCCCGGAGACGCGCCTCGAAGGGCGCGCGCTTTTCTTCCGGGAGCTGTCGCAGCAGATCCTCGAGGTCGGCTTGCCGCCGGGACTGCGAAAAAAGGTCATCGGGACGTCCGGTCTCGAGCGGGACTTCGCGCTGCTGCGCCGCCTCGCGGCGCGCGCGCTCGTCCGCTACGGCTTGGCCTGGGGGCTTGGCGCCGAAGAGGTCGCCCTGGCGAGCTGCGCTTGCTCCTCCTGCGCGAGGTCCTGCTGGCGGCTGGCCTCCAGCTTCGAGAGAAAATCCGGGTCCGCCGCCGCCTTTGCCCCCGGCAGGTTCTGCGAGAGCGCCTGTCTCCCCGTGCTCTCCACTGGCGGGGATCCCGTCGCGGTCTGGCCCAGGCGTCTCGCGATGCGCCGGCCCGCGACGAGCAAGGCTTGCGTCCGCGTCATGCCCATCGAGGAACCTCTTGATCGCCGCCATGAACGCGGCCGGGTCATCCTCGTGCATCCGCGCCAGGGTTTCAACTGCCGCCTCGTCGATCACGCTCGCGCGCGCCACCATGGCCGTCTCGTGCGCGTCCGCCGTGTTCGCGGCCTTGAGATGCTCATCCAGGCCCGCGAGGTCCTCAGGCTCGGGCAGGAACGGCTGGGAGGCGCGCCGCTGGTCGGCGACCTCCTGCATGTACTCGACCAGCATCTGTTGCTTGGGTCCGAGCTTCTCGCCCGCAAGCGCCTTATCGACGATGCGCGAGACCTCCTCCTCCGAATAGCCGCCGGGACGGCCCGGCCACCACTCCGCGTTCGGAATCCACGAGGTGCGCCCAGTGACGCGCCCCTCCTCGTTCATGAGGACGCGGCCACCCTTCTGCGCCCAGCCGCTCTCCGTCTCGGCCATGGTGCGAAGGTCGGCGCGCAGCACGTCGTCCGTGGCGAGCCGGCGCCCGAGCGAGGTCGTGGCGCGCTCGGCCTGCGCGGCGCGCGCTGCGGCGGTCTCCTGCTGAGACGCCAGCATGCGATCCATGACGCCGCGGATTTCGTCGGGTACCCGCTGGCCGGCCGCTGCGAAGTTGCTGTAGACCTTGAGGAGCCAGTCCCGGAACTTCTGGAAGATCACCTCCAGGCGCCCGGACGGCGCGCGCCCGTCGCGCAAGTACGACTCGAACCCACGCGCGAACTGCTCCTGGTGCTCGCGCTGGCCCTCCGGGCCGAGCTCCCGCCACTGCTTGAGGTCATCGACGCCGAACCAGTCGAGGAGGGTCTTGGCATCCTCGCGCAGCTCCTGCGGCGCTTCCGCGTGACTCGCGATCTCCATGGTCACGTCGAGGAAGTGATGGCCGCTTTCATGCAGGAACGTGGACGGGTCCGCTTTCTCGAAGAGCGAAAGGGTCCGCGTCTGCGGGTTGTAGGCGCCGCGGCCCTCCTGCATGAACTCCATGGAGCGCAAGGGATCCGGGTGCGTCTCGCTCAGTGCCTCGCCGGTCTTGAGGTTGATGGCGTCCATCACCTCCGTGCTGGCGTTACGCAGGAACCCCGCCAGGTTGCGAATGCCCACGGTTCCAAAGTCGCCGGCGTCCGCAATGATGACCCGGCTCGCGTTGCTGATCGATAGCGCCCGGTAGAGCGCGTCCATGCCGCCCGTGCCGCGCAAGCGCACCGCCTCGCGCCCGGTCATGGGCAAGAAGCCGACGGGGATGCCGCGGTTGTCGAGCAGCACGAGGCCCGAGTGTCCCTCGGCGATCCGCGGCACGGCCTCCATCGCCTCTTTCGGCCCCGTGATGGGGAAGCCGAGGCTGCCGTGCTCGACGAACACGCGCTCGGCGACCGGCACGTGCATCTCGGCGGTGAGCGGGCCCGTGATGCCGATGCGCTCCTGCGCTTTGCCGTCCGCGAAGGTCCATGAGCGCCCGTGCTCCTCGGCGCCTCCAGCGATCGCGAAGATACCGTGGGGTTCGATGCCTGAACCCTCGAACACCCTGGCGAGCCGCTGGTTAATCATGTGGTCGGCGGTCGAGAGCGCCGGCTGGCCACTCGGGTGGTTGTGGCCGAACCAGATGTGGCGCGCACCCGGGATGCGGAACGCCTCGGCGGCGACGATCTGCGGGAACACGGACGCCTGGTTGTGCGAGCCAACAGACGACCCGACGACCGCGAGCGGCTTACCCGCCGCGTCCGTCACCAGCGCATCGAAACGTTCCTTGCTGCCGCGCGCCAGCGTCGCAAAGGCCTGCGCCGCCTCGTCGATCGAGACGACGTGATCGGTGCCTAGGCGCCGCGTGGCTTCCTGGATGATTTCCGTGCGGGTGGCGTAGCGGGCCGGCGGCAGGAGCGGTAGCTCGCCGGCGGCTGGTACGTGCCCGCCCTCTCCGGGCGGCGGGGCGGCCCGAGGCGTTCGGGAGGCTGGCGGTAGCGGTTCGACGGCATTGCCGAAAAGGTCCTTGCTATAGGGCCCGATTGTACGCTCTTTAACCCCTCCGGTTTCGACTTCGGCGCGCACCCCTTCGATGACGCGCAACGGATACCGCTCGAAGAAGGCCTCGCCCGTCATGCCGAGGCGCTTGCCCTGGGTGTCGGCGAACGCCTGGATGAGGTCGGCATAGGCGCCGTTCTGGTCCTTGTCGCGCCGGCCCGTCGCCTCGAGGTCGGCGATCACCTGGTCGCGCACCGTCGCCCCGACGGCGCGGGCCCGCAGTTGCCCCGGGGTGAGGAGCTTCTCGCGCTCGCCCTCGATCGCGGCGAGTTCCTGCTGGGCAGACTCCCGCTCCGCCTGGGCGCGCTGCTGCTCGCCCTCCGCGCGCTGCCTCAGGACCTCCATGTACTCCGGCCCATAGGCTGCCTCGAGACGCGCCCGGACGGGTTCCGGCGTTGCCATGCGCTCCGCCTCGGCGCGAGCGGCCTCATCCGCTGCCTCGGGAGCCACCGGCTGTCCGGCCGCTCTCAGACGTTCCTGCGCAGCCTGGGAGCGTGCCTCAAGTTCCTCGGGGCGGGCGGCGGCGGCGAGCTGCTCCTGCTGGTGCTGCTCGACCGCGGCGCGCAGGTCCCGCGCCAGGGCGGCAGCGGTGTCGCCGGCGGGAGCGATCGGTTCGCCCCGCTGAGGCATCACGGGCGGGGGGCGGCTCAAATCCTCCTGGAGCCGCGCTCGCAGTTTCGCGAACTCGGGCGCCGGAACGTGCGGCCGGATGGCCGCCCCCATGAGTCCCGAGAGGAGGGTCCCCGCCGTGACGCTGGTCAAGCTGAAATCGTGCGTCGGGTCCATGAGGTGCATCAGCGCCTCATCCGTCGCCGCCGTCGCACCGCCGATGAGGGCGAGGCGCGCGGCGTTGGCGAGGCGCACCTCGCCCGCGATGGGGATTGCCATGGAGGCGAGCGTCACGGGGTCCGCGAGGCCCCACGCGAACGCCGCAGCGCCGCTCCAGCGGTGCTGCGCCATGGCCTGCGCGTCCCGGAAGTTGCCCATGATCTGCTGCGTGCGGTAGTCGATCTCGCGCTGCGTGTAGAGCCCGACATAGCGGTCCTTGAAGGGCAGCATCTCGTCCGGGATGCGCCCGGGCGGGCCCTCGTCCTGCTGGAGACCGAACTGGGGGAGCCCAGAGGCCATCACGTCGGTGAGAGTCTGGTAGGCCCGTCCCGGGATGGTGGTGCGCGCCGCGGCAGCCCAGGCGTCCAGCGCCGAGTACTTCGGCCCGCTCGCCCCCGTCCCGCCCATGCTCTCCGGCGGCAGAATCACGGGACCCGGCACCTGGAGCTCGCGCATGTCCTCCGCGGACTCGCGCGCCGGCGGTGCGGCGGCTGGCGCTGCTCGCTGGGTCTCCCCGGGCTCGAGCGCCGGCTCGTAGTCCTCTGGGCGCGTGGTGTGCGGAGGCCGCCCGGCGGCTCCCATGGGGTTGTCCGGGGTCGCGCTACCACCGGGAGGCCCCTCGGCCACGGGCGGCGGCAGGCGCGTCTCAATCGGCTGTGGGAGCACGAGCGGCATCAGCGGAGCGACATGTTCGGATACTGGGCGTCGAGCTTCAGGGCATCGTAGGCGGCCTTATCGGCCGCCGTGATCCGCTCATATTCGGCCTGCGCCTTCTTCACCTGGGCGTCGTATTGGCGCTTACGTGTCGCCTCGTAGTCCTCCTTGCCGACGGGGAGGGTGTAGGTGAGCGGCCGCCCATCCGCCCGGAAGATGACCTCCGGGGCGCCAAACTCCTGCTCGCTCTCGTACATGAGACCCCATTCGCGGCCTCCGGTCGTGTCCGTAAGTCCCGGAATCGGCACAAGGTGTACCTTGTCCGGTTCCACGTGGAACGTCTCGAGCTTGTGGTCGGCGTCGCTCCAGCGCTGGAAGGCCTCCGCGTGCTCCTTGACCTGCTGGGTGATGTCGCCGCGGATGTCCTCGACCGTCAGGCCTGGGAACACCCGCTCGGGTGGGTAGCGCATGAGCTCGGGCTGGCCGTTCACGTTGGTGATGCCCCAGGCCTTGCCGATGCGCTCGTTGGCCGAGTCCTCGGCCTGCTGGAGGTTGCCGCCGTTGTACTGGAAGAACCCCCGCACGAGGCGCGAGTAGTCGGCCTCCATCTCGGGCGGGATGGTGCCCGGGAGGTTGCGACCGTAGAGGAGCCCCGGGCTCGTCAGGCGCGGATCGTCGGCGAGCTGCTGGCGGATCACGCCCTCGATGGCCCGCTGGCCGCTCGCGAACGGGGCCTGCTGTTTCCACATCTCATCGAGGCGCTGGCGGTCCTCGTCCCCCTGGGAGGCCAGCTCGCGAGCCATCTTGACGGCCTCGACCGCGGGCACGCCGTTCTTCGTGAGGCGCGCGACCTGGTCGGCCATGGCGCCGAGCTTCTTGTCGTCATCGAAGTACGGGAAGCCGCGCGGCGCGGCGGCGCGCATCCGCTCGACCGCATCGCTCGCGGCGATAATTTGCTTCGGGTCCTGGCTCCCGACGAGCACCTGGCGGGCCCATTCGCCGACGTTGTCCGGGATGACGCCCGTGCGGCGCGCGAACTCGGCGCCGAGGTTCACCCACGACTGGCTGCCGGTCGGCGCGTCGTTCGCCTTGGTGAAGGCCTCGAACCACTCGTAGAGGTCATCCTTGACTTGCTTGCTCTTGGGGTCGAGGAGGGTCTTGCCGTCCCATGCGTCCTGAATGGCGGAGATACCCGCCTCAGCCTCCGTGCGGCCACGCTCCGCAGCGTCGAGCGCACCCAGTGCGGCGCCCGTCGAGTGCGGGTCGAGCGCGTTGTTGTGGTAGAGCGACCAGATTTCCCCGCGGGTGCGCGGGTCCGGGTCTTTCGAGCGCAACTGCTCCTCGACGTCGATGATGCGGTCGGCGAACTTCTGCTTCTGCTCGGCGATGAGGCCCGCGCGCTGCTTCTCGACCTCCGAGCGGATCGCTTCGCGCATCACGTCCTGCTCGCCCTGGGGACCAGGGAGCTTGAGGTCGTTCAACTCCTCAAGCGCCCGGCTACCGGCTTCCGGGCCGCCGGCGCGGTACTGCGCGATGGCGTTGGCCGCGTAGTCGGTCACGACGCCGCGCCGCGCGCTGTCGAGCACCTCAGCGCGCGACACTGGGTCGAGCTCCTGCAGGTGCGGGTCCGCCTGGTCGGACTCGCCGAGGAGCTGCTCATAGACCGCGTGCGGGTTCTGATCAACCATGCCGAGCGCTGCCGAGCGTGTGAGAGCCGAGTGCATCCGGTTCATGTAGGCGAGTTTCTCGGCGGGTTCGAGGCGCGACAGGTTCGCCTGCTCGACGAGGGACTGGCCGATCTGGTCGGCGGTCTCCGGGTGCTGGCGCACGAGCGGGAGCTGCCGCTCTAGGTTCTTCTGGAGCGAGTCGGTCTGGTAGGCGACGCGCTGATGTGCTTCCCACTCCAGCGCGTGCTCGAACACGCTCGCCCGCAGCTGTGAGGCACCGCGGTCGAGCATCGAGCTTGCGATGGGGTTGTCCGCGGCCTTCCCGACCGTGGCCTTCGCTTGGCTGTCGTACTGCGCCATGAAGTTCTCGGCGAAGTTGCCGGGATCTCCCGCGGGCACGGCGGCCTTGGCGTCCTGGAGCGCTTTCAGCGTGTTGACCCGCAGGTTCGCGAGCTGGTCGCCGGCGTAGGTGGCCGAGTCGGCGGCGTACTTCTGGCCGAGGGCCCCTGCGACCGCCTCCACGCCGCCGACGAGCGGCGCTTGGCGCTCCTCGGGAATGACCTTGCGCGGTTCACTCTCCGGGGTGACTTCCGGCCGGTAGACCTCCTCGCCGATGGGCTGGCCGCGCGGCATGGGCTCAGGTCATGCCGCTCGGCGGGTAGGTGGTATAGCTCCCCGAGAGGGCCTGCAGCGCCTTCGCGCCGGCGAGAAGGCCGCCGCCGGCGAGCGCCTCATCGGCCTGGCGGCGCAGAATTTGCGACTCGACGCCGTAGCCGTAGCCGGTGAACTGCGCCTTGTAGCGGGTGTTGAGGGCGTCGAGCTCCTGGTTCACCGCTGACTGGTTGAGCGCGAGGCCGCTCGAGACCCCACCGCCGACGCCCGCGCCCGCGAACGCGGCCGACTCCTTGCCGAGGGCCTGACGCGAGGCGCGGCGGACGAGGTTCTCCTGCGCGGCGCCCTGGTTGATCGCGGTGCGCTGCTCGTTCTGCATGACGCCCGCGTTGAACTTGTCGGCGCTGCTCTGGCGCAGGCCCGCATAGAGACCGGCGCCGGCGCTCAGGAACGGGATCACGGTCGCCATCAGCCCCTCCGCACGCGCGCGTAGCGCAAATGGTCCTCGCCGTCCTCGCCGTAGGCTTCGGAGACGCCCTCCGGGGTGAAGTGCAGCAGCTCGAGGAAGCGGCAACCCGCCGGGAAGCACCGGGGCGCCGAGGCCTCGAGGCGCCGGTACGGGAGCGAGGCAAGGAAGCGCCGGCTCGCCTTGTGGAGCGGCACCATGTGGCGGCCGGCGTCCTTCGAGAGGATCGCCCAGAGCGTGCCGAGCCAGGGCGCGAAGGGCACGACGCCGCCGCACATGATGACGCGGCCGTCCGCCCACGCGGTGAGCGCGTAGCCGGGAAGCCCCGCGAGCGAGATGCCGCTCGAGGGAGCGAGGGAAATCTGCGACGCCTGCACGCCGCCAGCGAAGAGCAGGTCGACGTGCACGGCGCGGAAGGCTTCGATCTTCAGGGTCATGAGCCGCTCGCAGGTTCAGAGACGACGTAGCGCGGGAACACGCCCACCACCGTCATCGGGCAGGGGTCATTCTGCTGGATCACGGTGTAGAGGTCCCGGTCATCCGAATCGGACACGCCGCCCTGCTTGAAGTCAACGAGGAAGTCGCCCGAGCGGATCGGTGGCGGGTTGTCGAGGCCCGTGGCGGGATTGTTCTCCATGATGGGCTCGGACGCCTGCAGCGTGATGGTCGTCTGGCCGAGCGGGTTCGTGTAGACGCCGGTCGAGGCGCTCGTGTCGGAGAGCTGCCCCACGACGCCACCGAGCGTGTCGACGAGGCGCAGCACCAGGTCCGCCATGCGCTTCGATTTGCCCTGGGTCGTGCCGACGATGCCGACCGCCTGGCTCTCGAAGCGCATCGGCACGAGGTTGCCCTGGTAGGGGAAGCCGAAGGTCACGACGCTGAAGGTGCCGGGGATCGTGAGCGTCCCGGTTCCGCTCACCACCTGCTGCGGCTGCTTGCCGCCGTCGGCGAAGATCGCGACCGTCTGATTCCAGAGCGCCGAGGGAATGCCGCTGATGACCGTCGAGCCGGTGTCGGGGGCGTTCGCGGTGACGGTGCCGCCTGAGACGTAGGCGAAGGATCCGATGGGGCCGGGGGTGATGGTGAAACTTGAGGCGTTCGCGCTCGCGATCGGCCACGCCCCGTTCACGTTGAACGTGCCCGTCGAGACCACCCCGGCGATATAGGCGGTCTGGCCCGCGGTGAACGAGTTGGCCGCGTACACCGTCACGGTTGAGGTGATGTGCCCGGGCGCCCCGGTGCGCTGGATGCTGACACCCGTGACCGCGGTGCCGGCAGCCGCTACGGCCTGCAGTCCGCAGTCCACGTACCAGCAGGAGTTCTGCTGGTCGCCGGCGTAGCCACCCTGCGGGCCCTCATAGGGCTTGGTCAGGTACTCGACCGTGCGCACCACCGCGCCATTGACAGTGCGATTCACGACGAGCCAGAGCTCATCGCGCAGCCCGTCCGGGGAGGGGATCACGGTGATCGACTCGACGATGCCGTTACCGCCCAGGTTGTGGCGGCACCAGGCCGTCACGTTGTCCTCGCGGTTGAACGTGTAGGAGAGCAGCGTCCCATCGGCGCGCAGCCCCCACAGCATCGAGTAGGGCTCCTGCTGGAGCGCGATCGCGGTGAGCCCGCCGATGGTCGCGTGGAAGGCGTACTTCTGCTGATCGGTCGAGTCGTAGCGGTTGAGCCAGAGGGTGTAGTCCATCGCGAAGGTCTTGCGACCCGAACGCTGGACGTAGAGCACCGTGGTTCCGCAGAGCTCAGGACGCACCGCGCGACAGCGCCACTGCGACTGCCGCAGGATCTCGACGTTATCGGGGCCGAGCGGGCCTGTCGCGTAGTTGGCCGCGTCGAGCCCGTACTCACCGCCGCGCGTGCCGATGAGGAGGATGATCGCGGAAGAGAGCCATGTGATGCCCGACGCATCGAGCCCGGAGATCGGCTCGTTGATCGCGGAGTCGGTTGTCTGCTGGCCGAAGAAGTCCTGCGTGTGGCTCGTGTACTGGCCCGGCACCGAGCCCCAGACATTGATGTCACCACCCCAGAAGAGCCGGTCCTTGAAGAAGGCGACCGCGTGCGGCCATTCCGTCGTGGCGGACCACGCGCCGAGCTGCCACTCGCAGGACACGTTCCCCGTGATCGTGCCGCCCGAGGTCCAGGCGCCGTAGGTCGTCGAGTCGACGCCGGCGAGCGTCGCGCTCGCCCCGTTCACCGCGCCGTTGCAGTACGCCGGCACTGCCTGATTCACCTGCGTCATGCCGTTGACGCCGGTGATGAAGAGCGCCTCGCCGAGGGTGAAGGAGTTGGCGCAGGAGACGACCGCGGGGTTGGCCCTCGTAATGCCCGTGATCGTGGCGCTCGCCCCCACAACGTTCGCGGGAAAACGCTTCAGCACATTGGCGGTGACGTGCTGCGCGTCCGTGTATCCCGTGACCTGCGCGATGCCATAGCCTGAATCGGTGTAGAGCCACCAGACGCCCGTCGGGCCGTCCTGCACCGCGCCCGAGGTGTGCACCGGCGGCGAGGCGCCGGTGGTCGCGCTGTTGAGTGCGGTGTAGTTGTTGCCGTTGTTGCTGTACTGCTGGCCGGCGGTGACGGCGACCTGCGTCGCCCAGGGCGCCACGTTGAAAATCTGCGAGTCGATGCGCACGAGGCGCCCGACGTCGGTGGCGGCGAACACAGGTCCACCGTAGGCCGTGATCGTGATGCCCTGGCCCTGGACGGCCGAGACGCCGAGCGCGATCGCGGCGCCCGAGCCCGGCATGAGATTCGCGACCGGGGTGTCGCTGAAAGGTCCATCCACGGGCGCGTACTGCGCGAACTGCCAGTTGGGCGGGTTCGTCCCGTAGCGCGTCAGCGTGTAGGGCGGATAGCCTCCCTGGCCGACGCCGACGTTGCCGTTGGCGAGGCCTGCGGCGATGTAGAGCACGTCCGCGCTCTGCTCGAACTGGAGGGTGAATTCCCCCAGGTTGTCGGTGAGCTGCGCGGCGGCATACGGGCTCGGGATCTCATAGATCGCGCCACCGCCCGGGCCCGTGTAGCTCGTGAGCGGATACCAGTAGGTGCTGTTGGGCGGAGCATTCCCCGTGGTCGGCGCGAGGCAGTAGTAGGTGATGCCGCCCTGCACGACGAGGTTGCCGAGCACGTAGGCCGTGGCACCGTTGTAGGCCGCGGTGCCCTGCGCGAGCAGCGGCCCGTGGTTCGTGTAAAAGCGGACGTAGAAGTCGCCGAACTCGAGGACATAGGCTTCGGTCTGGCTGTACTCGAAGCGCCGCACCCACGTGCGGTTCGCGGAGTTTTTTACCTGCTGCGCGTAGGCGCTGCCCGAGCGGAACTGCGCCGGGCCCTGCTTGAGGGCCCAGAAGTTCTGCATGACGTGGGCGGCAACCGGATACTTCGCCTCATCGAGGCGCGCCTCCATCCAGGGCGCGAACTCGCCCGCGGAGAATCCGACGAGGGCCGGAGAGGCTTTGCCCATGGCGCGCTACTGAAGCCGCGCCAGAATCCAGGTGTCATCCGCCGGATGCTCGGGCGCGCGCACCAGCGCGTTCGAGGCGGCCGCGTCCGAGAGAGCCTGCTTTTTCCGGTCGTTGGCGGCGGTCTGGCGATCAAGCGACTCCGTGATCGCCTCGCAGCACCACCAGGCGAGCTCGGCGGCGAAGTAGACGACAAACTGCGGGTCGAACTGCGCGGTGTTCGTCACGTCGTAGACGTACTGGAGCGAGAGCGGGGAGCCGTAGTCGCAGAGAATCTGGCCGCCCTCGATCTGATAGTCGGCGTCGATCGGCCCCATGCGGTAATCGGAGAGGTCGAGGCCGGCGTAGGTGTCGCCCACCTGGAGCGCCCGGATGTAGTCGGACGGGAGATTGTAAGTCGCGGTGTAGGGACCTGAGGCAGGCGCGACGCCCGTCTGTGCGAGCGTGGTGCGCTTCACTGAGAAGCGCCACACGGGCCGCCCCATGAGGAGCTTGCGGCGGATCAGGTCATAGTTTGCCTGCAGGACGCTTGCGCGTTTGGAGCCTTCCGAGAGGCTCGAGATGGGCGGCTTCCCAAGGATCGTGCACGTGAGGTTACCGATGTCGGTCTGGCTCGCCACGGGGCGAGCCTAGCCGCAGAGCCCGGCACAAGCTAGAGAGGCTTACGCGAGGACGCGCGCGATCGAGGCGAAGATGGCGTTGCCGGCACCGCCCGTGATGACGAGCTGCAACTGGCAGGGCGCGAGCTCGACGATCGCGACGCCCGCGCTCGTCACCGCAGCGCCCACGGGCAGCCACGTCGTGCCGTCGGGTCCGAGCTGATTCAGCTGCACCGAGCAGCCGCCGAAGGTGCCGCAGACCGCATAGGACATGCGGCCGCCCGGACAGTCGAAGGGACCCGTGGTGCCGTTGCCGGCGCCCGTGACACCGGACCCAGCGAGCTGCTGACCCCAGGAAGCGGACATGCGCCTACTGGTTGAGGCTCGTGTCGCGGAGGATCGCCTGGATCAGGTACTCCAGGTGCTGGATCACCTCGCCGCGCTTCAGCGCCCGCGTGCCCGTGCCCGAGAGCCCATCCGTGATGGCGGTCGCGGTCTGGTCGATGCGGACCTCCACCGCACCCGCACCGCCCGTGGGCGCGGCGGCGCCGATGGTGACCGCCTCGAGGCCCTGCCCCGTGGCGGACTCCTGCAGGATGACCTGGTAGCTGACGCTGGCCACGGCTTACCGGACGAAGCTGTACTGGAGCGTGATGTTGCCGTTCGCCGTCGGCGCCGTGGTCGCGGTGAGCACCAGGTGGAACACGTACTCGGGATCCGAGTCGAGGTTCAGGAGCTCCCACACGCGCTTGTTGGCGTTGATCGCCGCATTGGCACCGTTCAGGACGGTGGGCGCGTAGATGCTCTTGTAGACCGTGTTCGCCACGGCCGTCGAGATGCCGGTCCCGAAGATCACGTTGGCGTTGGTGACGCTGACCGCGCCGGCAGCGGTCGTGGTCGAGACGCCAGCGGTGACGGTCGTGCAGGCCTGCTGGTCGTTGTTGTAGACGCCGCACTGCCAGACGCCCGCCGTGGTGGCGTCGTTCATCAGCTGAATGTCCTGCACGCGCACGCCCGAGGACAGGAAGCCGAAGCGGTAGGTCGAGCCGATCGAGTCGGTCGAGACCGCGGCGACGGTGCCGACCGTGATCGTGTCGCTACCGCCGGAGACGTAGCCGGAGCTCAGGACGCGCGGCTGCGCGTCGAAGTTGCTGATGAGGGTCGAGAGGGTATTGACGACGGCCATGGTTGACTCCGGGTAGCGGTGGCTGCGGCGCTCTTAGCGCGTCCAGACCTGGGTGACGCGCGCCTCCTCGAGGCGGGTCGCACCGGCGGTCATGTACACGTAGGCCTGCCAGGGCTCCGACTGCAGGTCGTGCCGCTGGCTGATGTTGGTCGAGATGTCGTTCCAGAGGCCGAGATGCAGCCCCTCCTTCTGCCAGATGTGCGTCTTGAACGACACGCCGGCCTGGTCGTCCGTGCCGGTGAGCAGGCGCTGCGACCGGACCATGCTGATGCCGAGGAAACGCTTGACGCGCCCCTCTTCCAGCACCGGCTGGTCGTTGAAATCGCGGCTCACGACCTGGACCTCGGCCATGAGGTTGTCGAGCCCCTTGGCGTTCGTCACGCAGACGAGCCCGCTGTTGGGATCGCCCGGGTCACCCTCCTCGTCCGAGTAGGCCTCGTTCTGCTCGAGGATGAGCTTCGCCTGGCGCATCTTGGCGACCGTGAAGCCCGTGGGCGCGGTCGCACCCTGCTGGACGCTCACGATCTCGGCCGCCGGAAGGGTGGTCGCGTTCTGCCCCGAGACGCCCGTCTGCGCCGTGCCCGAGAGGGCGGCAATCAGGAGATCATCGAACTGGCGGTTCGCGGCGAAGTGCGCGTTGCGCACGAATTTGCCCTTCGGGTCGATGAGGAGACGCAGCTTGTCGAAGTTGTCGAAGAGCTGCGGCAGATCGTAGTCCGAGGGGTAGACCCAGCGCCGGTTGGTCGTCGCGTCCACGCGCTGCATCGGGCCGTAGCGCTGCGTGACCGGCTGCATGGCGACCGGGCCGACCTGCTCGATCGGGGAGCCGGCCTGGCCGACGTACCGCTCTTCGGTTGCCCAGGGGCGCAGACGCGAGGTTTTCTGCTGGACGAGCTCGTTCAGGTTCTTGGCGTACTGCTGAACGTAGAACGTGACGATGTTGGTTGACATGGAGCACAGCCTCGCGAATGGCGCTTAAAACACGCTGGTCTTGGATCGCGAGGGCCGTGTCCTTGCGGGGGCGCCTCTAGGCTCGGGAGCCCGACCTGGGCGGTGCTTTGCACCCGTCAGCGGGGGGAAGGTCCTTCCCGTGTCCGCATCCGTGAGCGGACCCTAGCGGGGTCCGCTGGCACATTCAAGGGGTCAGGCGGCGCGGGCCGCGCGGCGCTGTAGGGAAGCTGAAAAGCATCTTATGCGCCGCCGCCCGCAGTCGCGGTTGCTTTCCGATGCGGCGTGACTCACGACTAAAACGCCGTCCGCCTCGGTGGCGGCTACCACGCGAACACGGGGATATTCCTGGCACTCCTCGCCACACCGCTCGCAGCGCTCTCCGTCGAGCGGACAGAGGATGCGCCGCGGCGGTGTCTCGCTCACGTGGCGCGCGCCGCGCGCTCGAGCTGCTCGGTGCGCGCGGCCTGACCCTTCTGGTAGGGCATCCACTCGGCGAACGCGCCTTGGTAGCCCTGCCGCCAGGTGTCGAACTCCGGGTCGTCCTGCTTGAGCGGTACCTCGTGCAGGTTGAAGGGGTGGCCGTTCGCGTTCCAGCCGACCACGTTGATGTAGCTCGGGCCGCGCACGAAGGTGATGAGCGCCACCTCCGGCTGCGCGCGCGAGATGGCGCCGGGGCGGTCCCGGATCCACACGACGCGCCCCACGGTCGGCTCGATCACGCGGTGCCGTCCGTCGGAAGCGCGCCCTGCGGAAGCTCGGCCCCGGCCGTTGCCGGCTCCGCACTCTCGGGGGGCGAAGGCGCGGCTGTGAGCGGCACGGCAGCGGCCGGGGGCGGAGCGACAGGAGTCGGTCTCGCGACCGATGGGACGGCCGCCACGTCATACCATTGGCCGGGCCTGAAGTTGGCCGCCGCGATATCGTTGCCGAGTAGCAGACGGAGGAGGTGCTGCCCGAACGGACCACCCGCGGCCAGATCGACTTGGGTGTGGCCCTCCACGCGCGTCAGGCCGTTGCAGTAGAGGCGGACTATCATGGTGGCTCCCGTCGGTTAGTTGAGGCCTGGCGGCGGCGCCATGCCCTTCGCGATGATCTCGCCGAGCTGCTGGACCTCCTTCGAGAAGGTCTCGTTCCAGTCCCGGTCGCTGATCTGGTTCGAGGCGCGCATGGCCATGATCTCATTCACGCGCGCCTGCGCCTGCGCGGCGCCGCCCTCGAAGCCCCCGCGGGGGTTGCCGCCGTCGTTCCCGTGGCTGCGCGCCTCGGTGTTGCCGGCGCCGATCTTCCACATGGCGGTGAGGAAGTTGCCGGTCCCCATCATGCCCTCGAGGAGCCGGCGCTGCGTCTCGGGGAAGTCGCCCTGGACGCCGGCCTGCTGCGCGAGCCACTTCATGCCGCGGTCGGCGAGCGCCATGCGCTCCTGGTAGTTCGATCCCCACTCACGCTCGAGCTCGCGCAGCGCGAGCGTGCTCTGCTGGTCCTCCTGCGCGCGGTTCTCGGCCTCGAGGCGCTGCAGCGCTCGCTCGTAGCCCGCAGCGAGCCGCGGCGCCATGGCGGCCGGCACATCGGCCGCCAGCATCTCCTCCGCCATGTACTGACGGAAGTTCGGGTAAGGGTTGTTCGGGATGTCCGGGAGCTCGTACTTGTCGGGCGTCTCGGGCACACCGGTCAGCGTGCGCCACGCGGTGCGCGCCTGCTCGTCGATCACCGGCTGATTGGTTTTCGGGTCGAGGACCGGCTGCTGCGTCTTGGGGTCGAGCTTTGGGCCCGGGTAGCCCTTGCCCTGGCGCAGCGTGGCTGCTTCGCGCTCGAGGTCACGCGCCGTGCGCGCAAGGGTGAAGGTGTCGGGGTAGTTCTTGTTCGCCGCCCAGTCCCGGATCTCCTTCTGCTCGGGCTTGTCCCACGCGCTGAAGAACGGCTGATTGGCGGCGCCGGCACCCGGCGGGGTGCCGACGGCTGCACCAGGTGGAGTGCCAGCCGCGCCACCCGGCGACGGAGGCGTGCCAGCCGTACCTGCGGCATCTGCCATGGCCTTACCGGCGGGTGTTGACATCGCTCTCTCTCCATTCGATGGCGTCGTGGATCGCCTGCATCATCTCGCGCCGGCCCTCGGCGATGCCGGTGCGGTAGATGTCCGTGTGTCCGTTCGAGTCGAGCGCGAGGACGGGCTTGCCCCAGTGCGCGAACTTCTCGAGGTGCTCCAGCATAACGCTCCCCATCGGCGTGCGCTTATCCGGCGGCCCAAAAGTCGCGAGGAAGTAGTCGCGCAGCGTGCGCCGCTGGTTGAGGCGTGCCGCATCATCGACGGCGTTTAACTCCTCGTCGGTGAGGCCCGGTCGGCGAAGATCAGCCACAAGGATCGCCCACGGCTACCGCTAGCAGGCAGCGACTCGTGCCGGCCATGGAGCTCGCGCCTCTGGTTGGCATGGGTCACGGACGGGGCGAATTTCTTGCATACGTTGAACCCGGAGCCGGCGACAGTCCCTAGCCGGAGGAGCACTCGTTTTGCCACACCGAACGCCGCCGGCCCCAGGAGCGGGAGAGCCTAACCGTAAACCGCAGCGGTTGGCAACCTTCAGAGGAGCCCGAGCATCAGGAGGATGGCGGTGAGCTCCTCCTCGCGCGTGTCGGGCTGCGACGTGAGCGTCACCTTCACCGTCGGCGTGCGGCGGAGATTCGGCGGCGCACCGGGATAGTCCTGGTGATCCGGTGGCAGGGAGGTCATGAACGGGCTGGGCACCGGCGGCCCCTGGGGCATCGGACCCGTCAGGCGCTCGTGGCCCAGCCCCTCGCCCATGCGGCGCTCGGGGATGTAACCAGGCACGCCGCCAGACGGCGCGCTCGGCACCGGCGCAGGCGGTGCCGGGTTTACCGCGGCGAGCGTGCCCGCGGTGAACGTGGCGGCGGCGCCCGTCAGCGCCACGGTGACGGTGCCACCGCCCGCGTTGTAGGTGACCGTTCCGCTCGTGAAGGTCGCGCTCTGCCCCGTGACCGGCACGCGCGAGCTGGGCGCCAGGAGCCCGGTGGTAAGACCTGCGCGCGTGCCGAGGAGGGCGAGCGAGAGACCGGGGACGACCTGCCCCGTCGCGTAGGTGGCGCGCACGCCGGTCAGCGGGAGCTTGAGGGACGCGAGGAGAGAGCCCGGCGTGAAGGTCGCGCGCTGGCCGGTGAGCGCAACGGTGGAGCTCGTCGTCGCGGTCATCGTGCCGGCGGTGAAGGTGGCGCGCTGGCCGGTGAGCTGCTCGAAGTCCTTCTCGGCAAAGACGCCCGCGGTGCTCGTGATCGAGGCACCCGTGAGCGCATCCGCGTGCTTCGCGCCGAGCGTCCCAGCGTGAGAGGTGACTGCGGAGCCTGCGAGCGCCGCGGTGTTCTTGGGCACCAGCGTGCCGGCGCTGAACGTCGCGCGCTGCCCGGTGAGCGCTGCGGTGACCGTGGTGCTGACCGGCGCGCCCGCCCAGCGGCGCGAGGCGAACGTGCGGCGCGGCCCACGGCGCCCGGGAGGAGGCGACGGCGGCGACCATCCCACCGCGCTCGCCGCGCGGAACAGGATCGCGCCGCCGCTGGTCGAGGTGCTGTTGGTGATCGTGAACTGCGCCGTGATCGTGCCGGCGGTGATGTTGTGGAAGATTCCGCCGAGGTCGGCGTTCTCCATCGTGTCGAAGTCGGTTTCGCCGGCGTAAGTGAACAGCGTAAATACGCCGCCCGTCGGCAGCGTCATCGCGGTTCCGGGTCCCTGGCCTAAGCCGACGTTCCAGACACAGAGGCCGCTCGTGTTGAGCGTCGAGGCCACGGGCGGCGGGGACATCACGAAGCTGGGCGCCGTGACCGACTGGTTGCTGACGACGAAGGAATCGTAGGGGGTGGCGAGCGCACCCACGATGTCCATGTAGCGCCAGGAGAGTTGCGAACTGCCGCCGTTCGCCGAGATGTAGACGATCAGGTTGCTGTTCGCCTGCGCGCCGCTCGTCTGATCGAGGAACCAGAATCCCGCTGCGTGCGCGGTGTTATTCCAGGTGTGGCCCTCGCTGTCCGTCACCGTGACGGTCGCTCCGTCGATGTTCGGGTCGTCCGACATCAAGAGCCGCAGATTCCCCGAGGACGGAACCTGCAGCGCGTAGGTGGCGTTGGTCGGGAATCCGCCGGTCGAGAAGTGCAGGTGCGTCCGGACCTGCGGGTGCGCCTGAATCTGCGCTGACGGTGTCGTGCCAGCGCCCGGGCTCAGCGTCAGAGCGAGCGCGAGCGTGTTCCACTGGTCCGTGTCCCCGACCGCCGTGCAGCTGGGGTTGATCGCCGCACTCGTCGTCTGCACGAACATCGCGGTCGCCTTCGGCGTGGCGTCGGTAGCGAGGTCCGAAATATCCGACTCGAGCAGCGTGAACGTGCTCGGAACGAAAATGTTCGCCTGCGGCGCCGAGGCACCCCCGGCGTTGTTGGCCTTCGCAGCGTGCAGCAGGATGATGTTGCCGCCGTTCGCGTTGTTGTTCCCGGGCGTGAAGCTGCCGGCCGCGAGGTTCGGCCCGTTCGCGAAAGCGCTGCTCGAGCTGCCGTTCGTCGGGCTCGAGGTCGAGATCCCGTAGAACTCGTAGAGTTCGATGTAGATGCCGGCGATCGCCGAGCTCGTCGCAATGGTGAGCTTGTTCGGTTGCGCGCTTCCTTTCGCGTTGCCGAGCACGAAGTAGTAGGTGTCGCAGTTTCCGGCGCCGGCGTTCGCATGCACCGCCGGGGTCGCTGACCAGACGTTGCCGTCAGAGTCGGTGCCAATCGTCGGCGTCGTGCCGTTCGGCAGCGTCATGGCAACGACGTAGCAGTTGCCAGGTCCGCTCGGATACAGGTATGGCGCGTTGAAGCTATTGCTCGTCAGGCCGCTCGATGGCTTGAGAACGTGGCCGACCTGCGCCTGGTAGAGGTTCGACTGGCTCCCAAGCGGCGCGAGCATGACCTCGACGACGCAGGAGACGCTGTTCCCAGCGGTCCCCGTGGTCGTCGCGTTGGTCGAAGCCCAAGTGGTGACGCCGCCGTTGGTGTCGTGGCCGGCCGCCGCCGCAGCAGCGCCCGTGATCGAGGACTCGTTCGTCATCCCCGAGGGCGCGGTGGCGATCGTCTCCGTGGTGTTATTGACGCCGCCGAAGCCGACCACCCAGGAGTTGCCGCTGGTATCCGCCAGCGTGATCGCCGGGTAGTTGACCGTGTTGGTCGTGGAGGCCGAGGAAGCGAACGCTGCCGGGAGCGGCGTCCCTACGCTTGCGCGGTAGACGTGGCATACCATCTCGGTCGCGTTCGTCCACGTACCGCTCGCGTCCGAGGTGCTGGTCGCGATCTTGTAACCGACGCGGGCGCTGCAGCTCGTGCCCGCCTTGGTCAGAATCGACTTGTAGCCGTTCGGCAGCGTCGGCGCGGTAGTCGAGCCGCTGCGATACGCGAAGATGAGGATGAGGTCGCCGGCCAGGTGCGCCGGCGGCGTGACGGTCGTGGCACTGGCGGTGGCTACGCCAACGCGCGAGAGTGCCAAGGGCCCTCCTTACGGCGCGACGTTACCCCAGCTCGCGACGCGGTAACGGCGCAACTGGATCGTGTTCGAGGCGCTGGACGTGCCGGAGGTCACCTGGAAATCGAGGGTCTGCGCGACAGTCGAGTCGAAGCCCGTCCCGGCCGCCGGCGTCGCCTCGCTCCACATCGACTGGCCCATGCCGGCCGCATAGTTCGCCGCGGCGGTCGCGCCCGGAGGGCACACACCCCGCCCGACGACGATGCCCTCGCCCTCGAGCGTTGCGAGCGTGCCGTTGCCCACAGAGACGCAGCGGACGCCGAGGCGGATATTCCAGGGCTCCGTGGTGCCACCGCTCGTCGTCGTCTTGATGGTGCCGGAGACCACGGCGTTCACCGAGCCGACGCGCACCGTGAAGATCCACGTCTGACCGGAGGCCCAGCCGACGGCAAGACCGATATCGAAGTCGAGTTCCGCGCCGACGCGGAAGAACCCGGGCGGGAGCGTGATGAAGCCGGTGGAGGCGCCCGTCGCGGTCGCGGTGGTGAGGAGCGACTGCTGCGTCGTGAAGGAGGCGTAGGAGGTGCCGACTGCCGCGAGATCCGCGAGCAGACCACCGTATGAGCCTAAGTTCATGGCGTCCCCTTACGCGAGCTGGATCAGCGCGTGCGTCGCGTCGTTGGTCGGCATCGTGAGCGTGAAGGTGCCGGCGGTGATCGTCTGGCTGCCGAAGGTGTAGACGCCGATCGCGCGGTTGCTCTGCGTGCTGTTGTAGATCAGGCAGGTGTCGAACGCCGTGGTGAGGGTGACCGGCGGGCCCCACACGAGGGACGCCGAGGGCGTCCAGATACCCGTGGTGCCGCTGGTCGAGGGCGCCGTGGCGTTCGTGACTGACTGGCCGCCCGCGGTGTAGCCCGTGCCCGAGACCTCGCTCGTCGCGCTATAGGCCGTCGTGCCGGCGCCGAGCGACCCCGAGGCGAGGTAGAGTGCGGCAAAGAGCGTGTCCGTGGTCGGGGACGTGAGGCTGCCGCGAGAGACGATGGTGGTGCTCCCAAGCTGGTGCAGCCCCAGCATCACCTCGGACTTGAAGCTGCCGCAAATCGCCTGGCTGTTAGCCATGGAATCTCCCCATCAGCGCCTCGATGCCGAGGCCCTTCTTGAGCGTGACGTGCGTCGAGCGATGGACGGTCTTGCCGTGGAGGCGGTACTCCACCGTGACCGTGCGCTGGTTCTCGTTGTCGTCGACCAGGCGGAACGGGCCCTCGAGGCGCCGCTCGTCCATCTCGTGAATCACCCCGTCGCCGAAATCCACGTGGATCATGCCTACCCCTCCCGCACGTTGATGGTGGCAGGTCCCGAGGGCAGTTGCACGGTCGCGGTGCGCGTCTTGGGACGACTCAGCGCCTCGACGAGCTCCGTGATGCGGTCGGCGAGCGCTTCCAGCTTCTCGATGACCTTGCGGTCCGTGTCGATGTCCTCGCGCTGCGCGGCAATCAGCCGCTCGAGGTCCACCTGGTGGCGCGCGTGCAGCGCCTCGACGGCGCCCTGGAGCATCGCGGCGAGCGTCTCGGGCTTGACGGCCTCGAGCTTGCGCTCGTGCTCATCCAGCCGGAAGTGCGCCTCCTCGTCGACGGGGCGGCCCTTACGCGGTTGCTGGAGTGACACCGAGGCCGGCATCAGTAGCCTCCCGGCGTCGAGGGGAACGGGAACGGCCCGCGGCGCATCGGCGTGGTCAGCGTGTTCGATTGCGGCTGAACCGTGACCGTCCGGTCCATGGAGGCCGCGACCTCGACGCCGCCCACCACCGCGACGATCTTGATGTCGTAGGTGTGCGCGTCCGTGATGACCCCGACGGGCGGGAGGCTCTCCGGGCGGGCGGATCCATTGCCCGCCGGCGCCGCGGCGCTCGCGTTGTAGCTCGCCGGCGAGAGGCCGGTGATGGTCGCCTGGCGCGCGGGCGCGGCGACGTTTTGATTGAGCACGCCGTTCACGTAGACGTTATAGCTCGCCGGCGTGATGCCGGGGAAGGCCGGCCACGCGACCAGCACGGAGCCGTTCTGGCCGTCGTAGATGTCGATGGCACCGCAGGAGGGCATCTCATTGTTCCTGCGGCACCGTCACCGCGCCGGGCTGCGCGCCGCCCTGGCTCGCGGCCTGTGCCGCCTGGGCGAGGTCCTTCACGCCGCCGGCGAGCGCGGGGAAGGAGGCGGCCTGGCCTGCCTGCTGCTGCTGATCGGTGGCGTGCTGGAGAAGCTGCGTGACCTCCTCCTCCGAGCGCACGAGTTTGGCGGGCACGCCCCGGATGTCCGCCATTTCGCGCGCCGCCTCGTGCGCGTCCATGATGTACTTCACCGACGGGTCCAGCTGCGAGAGCTGTGCGACGTCACTCGTGTAGTTGAGGATCGCGGTGCCGGCCTCCGCGCGCAGCGCACGCGCGAGCGGCGATGTGTACTCGACGCGGATGCCTTTGCCGTTCGCGATGAGCGCCTTCGGCACCTCGGGGATCTGTCCCGCGCGCCAGAGGAGATCGAGCTCCCGGTGCACGATGGGACCTAGGAACTCCGACTGCTGCCGTCCCATCGCCGGTGCGATGAGCTCGCCCTTCTCCTGCGCCCGGATGAGCGCCTCGGTCGCCGTCATGTTCGGGTTCTCGACGAGAATCTGGAACAGCGTGTTGAGGAAGGTGTCCCGGATCGAGGTATTGACCTTCTCCTGGAGCTGCTCGCCAAACTGGAAGTTGCCCTCCACCTTGAACGGGATGGCGAGCGGCTTACCGTCGGACGTCACCATCGCGTAGTTGTTGGCACCGGGGCGCTGGTTGAAGTTCGAGAGCACCGAATCCTCGGCGAGGAGGATCGGCGGGTCCGCGACCTTCTGCCCGATGCGAAGGCCGGTCTTGGTCATCTCGTTCGAGGTGCGGATGTCCGGGAAGCACTCCTGCGCCGGCCCGCGGCCGTAGGACTCGCGCGGCGCGACGCGATAGCGCCCGATGCCGCCCGGGAAGGTGCAGTAGCCGCCGCTCTCGATCAGCTTCTTCGACCCAAGCGCGATGTAGTGGCACTCGTACCGCATGCCGTCGGGCCCGTAGGCGCCCTTGCGCACGTCGCGGTTCGGCCGGATGACCTGCAGGAACTCGAACTCCTGATAGCGCTGCCCGGGTGTGTTGTAGGCACGCTGGATGTCGGGCGAGAGTCGCTCGATCGTGAAGTCCTGCACCGCCTGCTTGGCCGTGTACTTGAATTTCCGGTAGACGGTATCGACGCGCCCCTGGTGGTTGAGCGCCCAGCAGAGCTCCGACAACGGGTAGGCCCGATAACGCAGTGACCGCCCCATGGCCTCGTCCACGAACATGAAGTTGTTGCCGAAAGCGCCGAGGCTCATGTAGCACTCGTCGGCCTGGCTCGCGAAGTTGGCCTCGGGGTGGTAGCGCGCGGCGAAGAGGATGCGGTTGACGCGATCGAGCCAGCGCTTCACCTCAGGCCGGTCGTTCGCCTCCTCATCCTCCGCGTGGAGCTTGTGCCAGATTTGGGTGCGCGGCGTGAGCATCGCCTCCATCGCGGCCGCGAAGCGCGCGTTGGCGATCATGCCCGTCGACTCGAAAAGCCGATAGTTGCGGTTGACGCCCTCGGCGAACTCCCCGACGAAGTTGTCCCACGCCGGCATCACGAACTGCGCCGTGTTGTTCCACAGGATGCGGAAGTTACCCTGCTTCGACCAGAGGTAATCGAAGTCGAGGATGAGGTCGTTGACCTGGGGCTGGTCGAGGTTCAATGGAGCGACTCGACGCGCACGACCTCAAACCCATGGAGTTTCCAGTCCTTGAGCACGAGCCACGGGTCGCCCGCGACCTTGGCCTCCTCCACGTCGGCCTTGAGGAGCTTGCGGTTAGCAACGCCGGACGTGCTCACCAGGTAGTCGAGGAGCTCGTAGCCCTCCCCGAGTGTGAGCGCGACCTGGAACTCCCCGGTGCCGCAGCCGCAGTGCTTGGCGTGCGCGAGCAGCGAGTCGGCCTTCGCGATCGCGGCGGGGGTTTTCACTCGTAGATCGCCTGCAGGATGGCGGTGAGGAAGAACGCGCCGAGCAGGCACAGGAACCACCAGCCGGTCCGCAGCTCCGGCATCACGAGCGCCATGCCCGCCATCACCAGGGCGACGAGGAGCGCGATCATGTGCCGAGCTGCGTCTTGCCGACCGCCGGCGTCTGATTGGTCGAGCCGGCGTA